ATGGGCTTCGCACCGGCGCCGATCACGGGCATGTGAGAAGAGGTTTCATAGCTGTAGCCCAGCAGGGTGTTGGGCTGACCCGCCTGCAGGCTGGGCTGCCAGATGTACTGACCGCTGCCGTCCTTCAGCTTGCGGATGGCCTTGATGGTCTGGTCATTGAACAGGAACAGCGCGCGCTTGCGGTAAGGAGCCTTCAGAGAGTAGACCAGATCGATCAGTTCCTCCGCAGTGATCGAAGCACCGGCAGTGGTGACGCCGGTCGCAGCGCCGTTGGTTTCGTGCAGCATGCCGAAGGGCTTGCCGGAACCATCACCGTTGATGAACGCTGCTTCCTCCGCATCACCGACACGGCGGGCAAACTCAGAAGCAATGTAGCTTTCGACGTCGAACACGCTGTCCTGCAGCAGTTCATCGGACACCTTGATGATGGACGCAACCTTGTGCGCGCCCAGGGAGATCATGCCAAAGGCATCATCGCTCTCAGGAATGAGACCCTCTTCATCGACCCAGCTGGCAGTACCATGAGAGGCCACCAGCGGAATCTTGCGATCACCGGAGGCGGTGCGGATCACCTTGCAAAGGGAGCGCAGCTTGTTTTCCTCTTCCAGAGCCTGAACCAGAGTGCGCTCGTATTCATCAGGCACAAGGAAACCGCCCTCGGAGTCGGTGCCGACCTGCAGGGCGTTGTAAACGCTGTAATGGGCGCTGCGGTCGCGCACCATCTTCCAGAAAGCGTTCTGGTATTCATCGGAAGAACGGCCAGCCTTTCCGGGCACGCTCTTTTCGGGGCGGGAAGTCAGAAGCTGGCTGGTGGGCGCGTTCAGTTCACGCTCCATACGCTCAGCACGCTCCTCACGGTCAATGGCGGCGCCGTAATTATCGATATCCTGCTCCATACGCTCGTAGGTCGCAGTATCCTCGGCGCTCATCATGCCGTTTTCGTCGGTATGCTCGTTCAGGAAGGCCTTCGCCTTGTCCCACAGTTCACCGCGCTTCTGGCGCATTTCAGCAATCTTACTCATATTGAAATTCCTCCTTTAACGTCGGGATTTGATCAGCTCCAGCCGCTTGTGCAGCTGGGCAGCGGGTACGCCGGGTTCGACCGGCTGGGTAACGGGTTCTTCGGGGATGGATTCGGTTGCAGAATCGGTTGCGGGCTCCGGATCAGCAACAGCCACAGCAGCAGGTTCGAGCTTGTCTTTATCACACTGCTCAATCCTGCGCCGGGAACGCTCAATCCAAAGGGATACCTTTGCCTGCGCATCCTTCAGCACGACCGTGCGGTCGGCAGCAGCGTTGATGACACCGCTACCCATGTCCACGATGCTGTCAACAAAGCCGTCTTCACACGCCTTGTGCGAATCCATCCATGTGGTTTCGGTCATCATGGCGGCGACCTCATCCCGGTTCTTATGGCAGCGTCGGGCATAGACATTGAGGATGCTGTTCTTGCACGCCTGCAGCATACGGATGGCTTCATTCAGATCGTGCTCGTTGCCAAAGGCAAACACGCTGGGATCGTGGATCATCCACATGGAGCCGGGTGTCATCTCCAGCCTGTCAGCCGCCATTGCCAGAACCGTAGCAGCGGATGCTGCTGTGCCAGAAACGATGATGTGAACATCACCGGGGTAGGCGCGGACATCGTCATACATCCGTACCGCCGCATTGCAGGAACCGCCATAACTGTTCAGAATGATGCGAACGGAGTCCTGATGATCCTCGCCCTCTGCGAACAGCTGCTCGTGAAGGATACCCGGGGTGATTTCGTCTCCGTACCAGACCTCTTCATCGATGTAGCCGTTCAGGTTGATAACTCTCAAGATTTCACCTCCTTGTTCTGCGCCCAGACGATGCCAGCGAGAACAAAAAAGACACACGGTACAGCAACGCTGTTTCCGTATGCCTTGTATTCAGCTGCATCAGAGTTGGGCGCGGTCAGCCATTTCACAATGGCGTTGCGGCTGCGTACCCGGTCGGGTTTGCCGTTAATGGCATCCCATTCGCGGAACACCTCCGTCCAGAAGCGGATTTCCTCCTCGTCGGGTTCTTCGGATGTCAGGTCCTTGCACCAGCCGTCCGGGTATCCCTGCAGTCGGCAGCATTCGTCCGGGGTGAGCCGCCTGACCAGATATTCCTCGCAGGGTCTGCCCACAACAGGCGGGTCTTTCCAGTCCCTTGCCATGAGCGGCGGCGTCTGCTCCTGACCAACTGCGGTAAACTCGCCAGTTGTCACGGCATACACCGCATGCCTATCAATGGTATTGAGGGTAAAAGAAACATCCTGATTGATGCCGTCACCCTGCGGCCCGTTTTCATCCTTGCGTCCGATCATGGAGCCTTGAATGCAGAAGGATTGATCATTTTCTGCATTGGTGCGCGGTTCAATCACATAGTAATCGCCGGAGAAAGCCTCCTGATTGCCCAGAAAGGCTTTCTGGCTGGAAGCCCGGGCAGTCAATGTGCCGCACTGATCTTTGCCGCTTGCCAGCATGGGCGCAACGACCATCATGCCGCCCTGGTTACAGGCAGGAGAACCGCCGTTGCAGTCGAGAGTACGGCTGGTTTCAGCTTCGTACACGCCGCTGTGCGGATTGCTTGACAGCATGGCATTGCTCTTGTCAGCAGAAATGCCGAACACAAGAGGAATGTTGTTGCCCCCAGTGCCCATCCGGGAACAAAGTGTCTGGCAGATGCCGTCTTCCTTCACCTTGATGCGGCTGTCCGTGGGATTGTACTCGATCGCCACACCGGGCGTTACGCCGGCTCGGAGCGTGGGACTTTCCTCTTCACGGTAACCGATACTTCTGCTGTCGGCGCTGTGCTCGGTGCAGAAGCCGGAAGCTCCCATAATGCAGGGCGGATGATGGGCTTCTGCCCGCAGGGTGGAGGTCATTTCATGGGTGACATCCATGCGGCTGCCGCCCTGATCGTTCAGGCAGAGGCTTGCCGCTCCAGCGCCTTCCTCAGCACTTCGGGCAGTTCCTTTCCGCGCTTCGCCGCTCGGCGGAGTATACCCTGACATGCCTTCGGACTCAAAGAGTACCGATCCGGCACATTGTCCATCAAGATCGAGGACAGCAAATACACGTTTCCGTCTTTGTGCGACTCCCCAGCCCTTCGAGGCGTCGATGATTCGCCAGGCGAGAGAATAATGATCTCCCATGATCTCGCCGGCTGGCAGCCATTTCCCGCCGTCAGGCATAGGAACATCTGCCGCGGCGTCTTTGATGCGGATGAGGCTTTCGAGGACTTCCCGGAAGTCACGCCCATTCGCCGAGGACAGAGCGCCCGGCACGTTTTCCCAGACTGCCCAGCGCGGGTATTGTCCATTGGTCTTGCACCTCATTTCTGTGATGATTCGGATCGCTTCACGGAACAGTCCGGAACGTGCGCCGTCCAGTCCGCTGCGCTTGCCGGCGATGGACAGATCCTGACAGGGTGATCCAAAGGTGATGATGTCCACCGGCTCAAGATCTCCGCCGTTCAGCTTGCTGACATCGCCGTAATGCTTCATATCGGGCAGTCGTTTCTGCGTAACACGCACCGGGAACGGCTCGATCTCAGACGCCCAGACGGGCTTGATGCCCGACTTGATGCCCGCCAGCGGAAAACCGCCGATGCCGTCAAAAAGACTGCCCAGTGTCAGTTGGTTCAAGGTGCGTTCACTCCTTTCGGTTTTCGCCGCTTGGCTGGTTTCTTGTCCTCAGCTGGCGGTGTTTCTTCTTGATTGGGTGTGTTTTCAGCAGGCTCATCTGTACCGGTTTCATCCTGCTCAAGCGAAGCTGCAGCAGAAAGGAATGCTGTAATACCGGCAAGGTTGACCGGGATCATGTTGCCGTTGACCAGATAGGCGTTGCCGCCTTCATCGTCCGTCATGGGGTTCATGTTCTCCAGTTCACGGATGTCATTGGCAGACATCCAGCCATTCTGCCTAGCGATGGCATAGCCTTCCATGCGGCTTTTGTAGTCTCCACGCATGAGACCGTCCAGATTAAACTGCACATAAAAGCGCCCTTTCTCCTTGTCAGAGAAAAGAGCGCGGTTGATGGCCTGCTCGATACGGACGAGCCACGGGCGGATGGTATGGACAGCGAAGTCGATGGACTGATGCTCGATATTGCTGAAGGTAGCCCTGTCCAGATCGCCGATCATGTGCGGAGGCACTCGGAAGATGCGGCAGATCTCGGAAACCTGAAACTTTCGTGTCTCCAAAAACTGCGCTTCGTTGTTCGGCAAACTCAGAGGAACGAAGGTCATGCCTTCCTCCAGCACAGCAACACGGCTGGCATTGGAGGAACTACCGTATGCAGCATTCCAGCTGGCTCTCAGCGCAGCCGGGTCTTTGACATTGTTCGGATGCGTCAGGATACCGGAAGGACGCGCACCATTGGAAAAGAACTTGCTGCCATATTCCTCGGCGGCGATGCCCAGACCAATAGCCGACTTTTCCAGCGCAATGGGACTGTAGCCCATAATGCCGTCAAAGCCCAGACCGGGAATGTGCAGCACATCCCTCGGATCTAGCCTCCAGCGTTTGCCGTCGCTGGTCGTGTAGGTGTACATAAGCAAGCCGCCCGCATCGCGATCAACCTCCATCTTATCGGGGATCAGCGGATAAAGACTGTCAATCTTGTCCCTGCCGGTGCGCACGATCTGGCAGTAGGCATTGCCGTACAGCAGAAGATGCGACATCAGCGTCTCCCGGAGAATGAACGAAGTCATTTCCTTGTTGGGTTCATCGTGGATCAGTCTGTACAGCGGATGCTCGGTTGCTTTTCGGCTTCCGTCTTCCGTGGATTCATACACATGAAACGGCAGACTGGCGATTGTCTCTGCAATGACGCGAACGCATGCATACACAGCAGACACCTGAATAGCCGAGGACGGATTGACCGCCTTGCCGGAGGCACTTGTGCCGAAGTAGAAGGTTGGCGCAGACGATACAGCATCAGTGGGCTTGTCCCGCGCATGGAAAAAGCGGGCAAATGGATTCTTCATGATTCTCACTTCCTTCATGATTACAGGCCGCTTCCTGTCTTATGGTCATGGCAGTCTTTGCAAAGCGGCTGCCAATTGCTTCGATCCCAGAAAAGAACGGGATCTCCCCGGTGCGGAATGATATGGTCAACAACAGTTGCCGGCGTCAGCTTCCCATTTTCTCTGCACTTGATGCAGAGCGGATTCTTTTTGAGGAAAAGCGCCCGAGCAGAGCGCCATTTGCTGTCGTAGCCACGCTCGGCAGAGTTCCCTCTGATTCTGTCGCCGCTGAATCCGGCATGTTCCTTGCAGTACACGCCGCTGTCACACAGGTTGGGACAGCCCGGATACCGGCACGGTCGTTTGGGTTTTCTTGGCATGGACTCACCTCACAGTACCAGCAGCCCGCGATGGTTGTAGACCGAATCACCGGAACTCAGGTTCTTCATCGCTCTGTCAAGCGCCATCACCAGCGCAACCGCGCCGTCCACCTTTTCGGTGGATTTTTCTTTGTCCAGCTTGAGATTGCCGGCCGGGTCGGTGCGCACATAGGCATTGTCCATATTCCAGCGGAGAACCGGATGACCGCCGTGTGCCAGCTTGTGTTCCAGCACGATGCGCATCAGTTCTTTGGTAGGCGGCGACATATCCTTGAAGCCCTGCCCGAAGGGTACCATCGTGAAGCCGTCATCTTCCAGCGTCTGCACCATCATGGTAGCATTCCAGCGGTCATGGGCGATTTCGCGGATGTTGTACCGTTCGCCCAGCTGGCAGATGAACTGCTCGATGAAGCCGTAATGGACGACGTTTCCCTCGGTGGTCTTGATGAAGCCCATGCGCTCCCACTGGTCATACGGCACATGATCGCGCCGCACTCGCAGGGAGAGCGTTTCCTCCGGAAGCCAGAAAAAAGGAAGAACCCAGTAGGGCTCCTCCTCGGTGGTCGGCGGGAATACCAGCACCAGCGCCGTAAGGTCGGAGGTGCTGGACAAGTCGAGTCCTGCATAGCATGGTCGGCCTTCCAGCATATACGGGTCAACAATCCGTCCGCATTCATCCCATTTATCCATAGGCATCCAGCGGATGGACTGCTTGACCCACTGGTTGAGACGCAACTGGCGAAACATGTTTTCGTCAGCAGGCGTCTCCAAGGCTTTTCTGTACGCATCCCGGACTTTGTCTATAGAAATGGTTTCTCCGAGCGACGGATTGGCCTTGTACCAGTTGCTTTCATCTGTCCAGTCTGCATCATCAGGCAGACCGAAAATGACGGGATAGAAACGCGGATCGTGTTTGCGTCCTTCGATGATATCGACAGCTTTTTGATGCACTTCCCAGCAGATCGAATTGCGGTCAGTGCCGGCAGTCGTGAGGAAGAACCACAGTGGCTGCTTTCGGGCATCACCGGAACCTTGCGTCATGACATCATATAGCGCACGGGTCGGCTGTGTATGTAGCTCGTCAAAGATACATGCAGACACATTCAGACCGTGTTTGGTTGCGACTTCAGATGACAGCACCTGATAGATGCTGCCGGTGGGCTGGTAGACCATGCGTTTGGTGGAAGGAATGATCTTGATGCGCTTCATGAGCGCCGGGGACTGCTTGACCATATCGACAGCGACATCAAAGACAATCGCAGCCTGCTGGCGATCAGCAGCGCAGGAGTAAACCTCAGCCTTCCACTCGTCATCGTTCACCAGCATATTGAGGGCAATCGCGGCGCCGAGCTCTGATTTGCCTTGTTTCTTCGGGATTTCAACATAAGCGGTTGTATACTGGCGCATTGTGGGGTCTTCATCACGTACAGTACCGAAAACATCCCGGATAATCTTCTCCTGCCAAGGCAACAGATGGAACGGTTTTCCATGAAACTCGCCCTTAGTGTGCTTGAGAGCCTCGATAAATCGCGTGACTCGCTGTGCTTTTCGCTCGTCAAACGCCATATTACCAGCCTCCCTTCAGGAGGTTTTCCATCGGATCTTCCGATGCGGCATCATCCTTGCCGCCGCCATTTGCAATGATACGGGCGCGGGTTGCCGGCGTAAGACCGAATTCAGAGCAAAAGGACTGCATGATTTTTAGGTTCTGCTGGGCGATGCTGACCTGCGGAACCTGCTGTACATACCCGGAAGGCGTCTGAAAGATCGATCCATGCTTGGTGATGAACTCTTCAGCCTCTTTCCATCGCGCGTATGCCTGACAATAGCCGGCGAAGGCCGTCAAGTCTGCCTGCGTCAGCACACCCATTGCTTCAAGGGAGGGAGCCAGTCGCTTCCATTCCTTTTTTGCTTCCGGTTCCAGCCATGTCGGGCATTTGACTGTTCCCTTGGGCGGGATTGGTTCGTTTTCGTTGATCGGGCGCTTGCCCGGGTTGCCTTCCAGCAGTTTGAGTGCTGTAGGCTTGGGTTTTCTTCCTCTGGTAGCCAATGGGCTCACCTCCTTTCGCGGGGATGTGGTGCTTATTCTTTATCATCAATCAGGTCTGCAAGCTGAATGGTTTCGCCATTCCGAAGTACAGTAATGCCGTCAGCGCCATGCTCGGCAGCATAGCGAAGAACAATTACGCTGGCATAGCGGGGATCGAGTTCCATCGTGCGGCAGATGCGGTCGGTCTGATCACATGCCATGAGCGTACTGCCGCTTCCGCCAAACAGATCCAGCACCACTCCATTGGGCGCGGAACTGTTCTTGATGGGATATGCCAGAAGCGGGATAGGCTTCATGGTGGGATGATCCTTGCTGCGCTTGGGCTTATCGAAATTCCAGATGGTGGTCTGCTTGCGATCAGAGAACC